TACTTCCCACCATAGGAGTAGAGCCAAAGACCATGTGCGCCATAATGTGCGCCTCGTGCTCCTGACCCTCAAAAGCGTGTAACGGCACCATGTCCATTACGTCGATGTTTTCCTGCGCCGGATCCTTTGGAGTCGGCTCATCATCAGGAATGCGCTTCATAATACGGTCCACGTCCCGCACACCAAGCGCGTCGTACATGTCCCGATACACCTCGTACATGTTGTGCAACTCAGGGGCCGCCCCCGCCAACTGCAACTTAGTCTGAGCCAAAGCAATGCGCTGCGCCTGACTAAATACATTCGGATCAGATACCGGTATGATATCTACGCGATCATCAAAATCAGACCGCATTACCGTGGCGTCCGCGCCCTCTACCGAATATGGATACTCCTGTGGCAAGCTCTCGCTCATCACCCGAGCTAAAATCTTAAACTCCTGCCGCATAGCGTAGTGCATACGCTTATGCACAGCACTCATCACCCGAGAGCCCTGCTCCAGCATCGCAATAGTTGTACCTACTGCCGCCTGCTGGTTACCGTCCCCGACCTTCATGTCCGTAATCGTGGCAAACCGCTGACCCGCCTGAACCACAAACCCCAACAAGTTAAACAAAGTCCCGTCCGGACCCTTAAATGGCAACGGCATCAGGCTGTCACGAATAGCCCCTCCGGGTGCGTCCACATCACGGAACTCACCGGGCTGCAACGGATCATCATCATCCCGGATACGTAGCCCACGGGCCTTGAAACCCGCTGGGAGATTGGACAACGTACCAGCATCAATTAACTGTCGCAGTGCCGCCGTGGCGGTTCGTGACAAACCGCCAATAGTATGAATGAGGCCTAAACCATAGAAACCAAAGCCCGGAAGGAACTTATAATGCACAAAATACTGGATTTTGCGCTTTAACTCGTCATCCTCGCGATAATTCCGGCGAATAGACAAGACTTGCCCGTTGTCCTGACTGATTGTGACAACATATGGTATTTTAATACCGGTAGGCTCGCCGTCCTCGTCAAGTTCCTCATACCCTTCCAAATCCAGATCAACATGACACTCCAAAATGGTGCAGTCGTAATCAATCTGCGTAGATGACGTACCGTCTATCCGGTCTAGCTCGTCTGAGACAGAGTCCATCTCAGCCTGCGCCGGAATGACCGGAACATCCAAATAAAAGCCCGCGACCTGCTTTTTCCGCAAATCGTTTAAAGACATCCGAATAGACTGGGTTATGTTTGGACATGTGTCCAAATCAGAAGTCTCATACGGTACAACCAAGTTTTCCGCCGGTATAAACTTACTTACCGCACGGCCCAAGGTCTCGTCGTAATAAACCTTCTTAAAGGTACTACCCGCCAGCGGTAAATAGAACAGCATCTGATCCATGTCCGGCGTGTAATCTTCCATCACGTTAGTGACGTAATAATTCATAAAATGTCTTACGCGTTGCGACTGCTGCTGCTTTTCTCTTGTTTCGCTTCCCATAATAGCAGTTCGCACGGGGCCGCTGGCTGGCAACAACTCATTGAACGCCTGCGCCTGAAACTGCGTAGCCGCCTCGGCAAGCAACGGGTGCGTAACCCCAGAAGCCCCTCTAAATGGCTGGGTCCTCTCCTCGTAGTTGAACCCAAGCAGTTCAAGACCGTTTGCATAAGCATCTTCCCAATCCTGCCTTCCTGCCTTGTTAGCGTCAAACTCACCCAATAACTCACCGGCAATGCGGTCAAGCTCACGGTCCGGCATCTCTTCCGCTAAGTTGGTATAAAAATCGTCGTTCATGCCGCGCTGATCTTCCGGATCAAAATCAATGGTTACACCACCGTCCTCCTCCGGAGAAATCTCAATATCCATGCCTTCCGCCATGCCCTCAAAAGACACGACGTTGTCCATGCTGCCCGGAACCTCAAGCTCTACTTCCGCCGCTAAATCCTCCGGATCAAGCTGCGAAGGAACATTCTTGTCCATCAAACCGCCAATTGGTTTACGTGCCATCTCTTATCTCCTCTAGGCCTAACTTACCATAGGCCGGTTCATATTCCTAGCTATTGGTGCAAGAGCGGCTACGCCCCGCGGGCCGCGGTTCATGTTCCGCGCTACGTCGGCCAAAGTTATTACGCCGCCTTCTGCTTTGTTTACTACGGCCCTCGCCGCAACAGCCTCCGGTTTGTACGGCCCATCAATCATCTCGCCGCCATTCCAATACCTTACCTCAGTCTTGATGTTAGGTATTCCTAATTCTTTAGCCACCGCCGCACGAGTGTTGCCCTCCATAAGGTACGCCTCGCCCTTGTGGTTCACACCAACAACAACCTTGTTGCCCGCCTGATCCGGGTCAAAACCTTCGGTCTTAATCTGCTCCAACAACCTGTCAAAGTTTGGGTCCCCCGGCCCACGGGTCTCACCCATAGCACCCGGCAACTGCGTTAACTCATCCGTAGACAAGAACATATCCGTGTTGCGCGACCCTAAGTTCGCAGTTATCGGCCCACGAAGCATTGATGGCTCCCTGTCCGCGTAACGCTCCTCAGTAAACCGAATGTTACTTTCCAACCACTCTTTTCCAGAGTCGGGCCTAGATACCGCCGGGTTGTCTTGATAAAACTCAAAATCTTGCGGGGTTGCACCAGACTTAGGGGCCGTGGGCCGCGACTCCTGAAAGCCCTTTCCCGATCCTTTAAAAGCATCTGGAAAAACGTCTTCATACGAATAATCACCGTATTCTAGGCTTTCCCTTACCATATCCGCCGCTGCTTCTGCGGCAGCGTCTTCCGACATAGTTATGTCATTATCAGGGGCTTCCGCCCGTCTAGTTTCAACAGGATTTAATTCGGCTTTCCTAAAATCCGAAAAACGGCGTTGCACGTTACGGGCTTCAGCCTCCCCGTACACACTTTCATAGGCGGCATATGCCGCGCTTTTTAAAAAATCAGGGTCCATCTTAGCACCCATTTTTTCTTCTATTAAGGCCATAATACGAGCCCCTGAAGCCCCTTCCGGGAAGCTTTCTTTTGTCTGAACCCAATGCTGAAGCTCATGTAACAAGCTTGACTGAAGCTCGGATTGAGACTGAGAGTCTCTCAGGCCAATGGTCGGCTTTCTGTACGGGCTTTCCACGCCACTCGCATACATAGCCCGCGGAGCATTCCAGACCGGCTCTCCTTTTGGTGCCGCAAGGTTTACGACTAAAACGTCTTTAATTTCAGGGTACTGCTCATATAACTCGGGGAAATCAAATATTTCGCCTACCGTAGGTATTCTGCCCTTGTTTAATTCTAAAAGATTACCTTCCTCGTCAAAAGTTACTTTCCTGTACTCGTCGCCAAGACCAAAAGCATAGCCCCTGCCATAGTCCACATCCAACATCTCAACCGGACCGTCTTCTTTAAACTTAGAGTTAGCTGTTGGTATTTCAAACCGAAAAGCGGCAGTGTCACTACCCAAAACATCACTGTCAAAGAAAGCTTGCGTTGCTCTAAAAATCTCGTCCGGGGACTTGCCCATAGCCCGCAAAGATTTTGCAACCTGCTCTTTGTCCGCACCACTTAAAGATCTTCTACCGGCCATAATACCAAGCACTTCTCCGGTATCGCCCGCAGTACGAGCAATACTTATCGCCGTCCCACCAGCTACTGGCGCAGCAGCTAGAAACGGATCAAACCGGTACTCCTCATTAGTCTCTGGGTCATACGCGTAGTCCGCACCCTCCATTAAGGCTTGCGCCCCAAGCATTTGCTCCTTTGGTATAGACGCAATACCCTCAACTACCGCTGACGCGGTCTCTCCCGGCTGATCTACAAGCTGTTTAAAAAAATCTATTCCGCCTTGAATAGCTGCGGGGACCGCGGGCCGCGGTTCGCCATACACGCCCGGTGTTGTCGAAGTGTAGCGCCGACCCATATCTTCGGTGTACACGGTCCGCGGTTCTTCAATAACCGGGTACTCTACTGGGGCTAGATAACTATACGCCGCCTCTAGTCCGCCAAGGACAGGGACACCCGAATATTGACGTTCTGACGGCGGAATCCCCGTGTATACTTTTTCATCAGCCAATGTTCCGCCCCAAAATAGTAGACACCTGCTCCATTACTTTCGGATCAAGGTTAGCCAGTACCTGTTTAAGGGGGGCTTGTATGCCCGCTTGCTTCAATAACTTGCCGCCAACCGCTTCATTACGTAGTTCAACTGTTTGTCCAAATTGAAAGCCCCGCTTCTTGTCAAACATCTGTTTGTTCATGGGTCGGCGCGGGTACTGAGGCGGAGCTAAATCCTTATATATGTCAAAACCCTCTATGCCCGGATATTGCGGAATAGGCTGCATTGTGTCAGGGCCCGTTGTGTCTTCAGTTTTACCCAAACTAGCAAGACCGCCCTCCTGTAGATAGCGCTTTTTTGCACTGCGAAAGCCCTTAATATCCAACATCTCATCGGCCTGACCGCTTTCAAGATCCTCTGGCCGAAGCCCTGTAACTGACGGGGCAAAATCCTGATACATGTCATAGCGTTCAAGGCGCTTATACTCACCGTCTACCGGATTGTACTCCTCAAAAAAAGGACCTGAAAGATCCGCGGGCCGCGTTTGGTCTTCCGCGTATGCCGGTCCAGAAAAACCGCTGTCCTGCATGTATGCCGGATCGTCGCGGGACAAGCCAAACCCTTCGTTCATAGACATGTCACCCATGTCTATATACCCCGGATCACCCGCGCCTAACGATACGACGCCGCCGTCGGCAAAACCAAAAT